GCCGGGTAAGCGTCGTAGCGATATAAACTTGCGGGTTCATTCGTCACCACGCCGGGAGCATTGGTGGGAATGACGAAAGCGAGATTGTGTCCGGTTCTATTCGTTGAAAATTCGCTTCCGCCAGTTATTGTTACGTTCGTAACTGCGAGACTGTAGGAAGCATCATTCGTTGGAACCGCCGCGTTTGCCTTCGCTGTGGCTTGAGTAAAAGACGGCGTATTGGAATAAATAATACTGTTGGTATCAGCAAGATACCGTGCATCAGTATTGGTGTTGACATTAAGTGTCCAAGTTCGAGTAGCTACATTATAGGTCAACGAATAAACACCATTTGACGTCACTAAAACTCCGTTGGTCATAGCATTGATAAATGCAGAACTATTGGTTATGTCATTCCGCGCCGCATCCGCAGCACCGGCAACATCAAAATCCCCGGTCGCATTCGTAGAGGCTGTACCCGCGCCCGGATGAGCAACAAGAATGTGTTTGTTCGTATGAGTAGCCTGGCTCGTCTGCGCATCAATGACCATGTTGCTGATAATAGATTCGGAATTTGTAGCACGAGAAGTTTCAGAAACAACCATGTTGCTGATTATACTTTCAGAATTGGTTGCGCGCGAAATTTCGGCGGTCAGATTGCTCTGAATGATACTATTAGTTGTCTTCAGGTTGGCAATGTCGGTCTCATTGGACTTGATGCGATTCTCGAAGATCACATTCGTGGCGTTGAATACCGAGATGGCAACGTACCCGCCGTAGTCACCTTTCAAAGCAAACGGCCAATCGTCGAACGAACCTGTGAATGGCCCATACTCCGAACCATTGATGGCGTGCGTATAGAAAAACGAAGTATTGGCGTTGACTTCGGGAGCCGGTTTAATATTCAAGTAACCGTAACCAATCGAATAGGAGCCGGCAACCGAAGGTTTTGTGGCCATGACCGAACAGTACCAATGCGTCACGGGATGCGCAAACGTGTTGCTGCCAATCTGGAAGTCGATGTAGGTCGAATAGCAGGTCCCGGTCGTAGTCACCATGTTGGTGACGTTGGCGTCTTCGCCAAAACTCAAGTAGGCGTTATAGCTGGTCGGGTCCCAAACATTCGTGCCCTGAAAGGTGAAGGCGCGGACAATCGGAGTGTTCAGAGTCTTGCCGTTGATTTCAAATTGCGGGTCTTCGTCCTCGAAATTTACCGAGATAGGCACGTAAGGAACCGCCGACAATGCGTTCATTGCGATCAAAAAAAATCCAACCATTAAAGTAAAAAACTTTTTCATCTCGCTCTCCGCCTTTGATGCGCCTCTATTAACTTCCGGCGAGTCTCAGAACTAATGCCTTGCTTCCTTATTTTATCAACATGGACTTTATAAGCGGGGCTATTTAATATAGAAATGCTTCTCTTTTTTCTCGTATCAACAGAAACATATTTCCCCTTATTCCCTTCTCCTATTTTCCGGCGTGTTTCAATAGAAACACCTTCGATGCGTCGTCTTTCATTTAATGCCTCAAGGTGCTTTTGCGATGCAGGACTATTTTTCCATGCCGCACGCATTGTCAATCGAGTTGCAGGAGAAACCTGGCGACCACCTTGCAAGCGTAATCCGTCGAAATACCTTTTATGAGCAGGACTATCTTTAACTCCAATTCCTATCTTGAGACGATGTTCAAGTGATAACGCTTTCCCTTTACGAGCCGCACTCATCTTCTTAATAGATTCAGCAGAATGCTTGCGACCCAAAACGCCTTTCCCACCATCCGTATCATTCACCAATCGCCAACCTTCCGATCTGCCATAGGCAATCCACGCTTGTTCATCGGAGTACCCGTCACCATCCGCTTCTCCGATAAGTTGTATTACGGGTAGAAATCCAGTGGATAAAACAGAACGCAACCAATTAAGACGGTGAGAAATAAAAACGAAGCCGCGGCGGGCCTCGCTAATATGAGAGGCTAATCTGGCAGAAAGAGGTTTGACGGTTTTGCCGATATAACGAATTTCACCGTCAGGCTCGCAGAGAACATAAATCTTCGTCGTCATTGCGCCTCCGTTACCGCGCGCCGCGTAGCGCGACCGGCTATGAACCGGAAGCGTTACTCCGCTACCGCGAGTACCTCTGCAAGTTTGGCGTAAGACACATCGAGAGCGTCAAGGGCCTCCTGGCGATTGGCTCCAATACCGTTGATCTGCACCTGGCCGGTCTGCCACGTCACCTGCTCGACCGCAGTGTGAATCACCGGCGATCTTTGCGTCGCCATTATGGTCACGTTTCCACGCTTAATCGCCAGTCTTTCCTTGGGTTTTTCAGGAACTTGAATATCGTCGCCCATGACTTCCTCCTGTTATCTTGTGGTGTTGAACAAAAGCAAGTTTGTTGACGTATCCGAAAAACTCCAGCGCACAGTGTCTCCGCTATGAATCCATAACTGTTTTATGTCGCCACTGGTGTACGCATCAGAGCCGGCGTTCGTTACTGATAGCAACGTATTCGTTGCATAAATCACCACCGTATTCGTGACCTGCGCGTAGAAGTTGCTTTCGACGTTTCCCATTTCGTTGGTTCTCGTCACCCAACCAACTACCTGGCTAACCCGATACGGATGTACCCGTTGAACAACGGTCGTGTTGGCAACGGAAGAATTGAAAACCATATCCGAAAAACGAAAGGGATATGCGTTATCGTTGGTGAAGGTCCATGAAGACGCAACATTCGTGGCCATCAAGAACCCGTAATGCGTCACGGGTTTTACGTCCTGCGACCGGCTTGCAGCAGCGATCATCAGCATCGCAACAAACAACATCGGCTTTTTCAAATCACAGAATCGAGCGATGCTATTCCTGATTTCTCGATTACAAAACATTTGCCACCTCCTGCGTTTTTGATTTTTTTGCATTCCGCCAATTTTTGTTTGCTACCGACATTTTGGCGCGTGCCTCAGAAGATGGACGCCTGCCTTTATTTGCCGCTGACAATTTAGCGCGAGTTTCTGGCGAACGATGTTTGCCAAACAAAGGATTACGCCGCCCTTTTAATGCCATTGACATTTTAGCAAGCGTTTCTGGTGAATGATGTTTCCCGAAAAAATGATTTCGTGAACCTTTTTCCGCAACTGATAATTTCGCGCGAGTTTCCGAAGATACGATGTGTCCGATTCCTTTTCTACAACCAAGGGTTCCTTCTCCGCCGTCGGTTTCATTCACCAAATTAAGCCCTTCGTCTCTGAAGTATTTTATCCAGGCGATTTCTTCCCGTGACCCATTTCCTTCTACCTCTCCGATAAGTTGACTTATTGGAAGAAAACCTTTAGAAAAAAGAGAACGAATCCAATTACAACGATGGTTCTTTACGCCTTTCCTTGCTTCATATAAATGGAAACGCAATCGCTCGCCTAAAAGGCGAATTGTTTTTCCCACATACCTGATTTCACCCGATGGCTCACATAAGACGTAGATTTTTGTCTTTACGGCCATTCTTCCCTTATCGAAAGCGGGCACCGGGAGGGAACTCGTTTTACCGAGTCCCTCCCGTCCCCACGGGCGCGGCTGAGAGAAAACATAAGAGCAGCCGCACCACTCGAAGTTTAGATGTTGTCCGCAACCACGGCGATTTCCGCCACACACGCTGAGAGATCAGTGGAATTGATCTCAAGGATGAGCGGACCCTGGAGCGTCATCGCTTTCAGGATGTCGCTGTCCACGTAATCCGTCAGCGTGGTATTCACCAAGGTCTTGTCGATGAACATCTGCTTGTTGCCCATGCAGGTGCCATAGGTTGCAGAGTATTCTTTCGAGTAGTCCTTGTAAGCGTCACGATACAGACGAACCTTGCCGCTCGTGGCGCCGGTGACAGCGGCCGTCAACCGAATGAGGCGCATCGAACCGGAATCGCGGAGTTCCGGCAGGCCAATGCGCAGGAACGCGACGAGTTTGTTGGTATCGACCAACGAAGCGTCCGCGTCCCGATACAAGGTCTCCAGGAACTTGCCGGGTTGCATCGGGATGTCCGTAACGGCGACATCGATGAAGTCGTCGGTGTTTGCCGACAAATAGTACGGGGCATGGAGCAGGTAGGCCTGCAAGCCGGGCACCAAGTTCAGCAAGTCAATGACATCCTTCATCGTAACCGCTCCGGCCACAAAGGTCGGACTCGTGCCGGACCATTCCGCGCGGGTAGCCGCACCAGAGATCGTGTACGTGAGATTCGTGGCGGCGACGCCCGTTTCATCATAGTTCACGATAGTGATGAGCACTTTCAGTTTGCTGGTCCCGGCGCCGCCATTGGCGTCAACCGTTACCGTGGCTTTGGACTTCCGTATTGTGGGGACTTCCCCGGCAATCGGTTTGCCCGACCAGTTCAACGCCAGCAACGGCATTGTGGTATCAGCTAAACTGATGATTTGTTTCGTAAAAATCGCATCAACTCTTCCATTTCCGATCATAATCAATCCTCCTTAATTTTATTTCACCAAGTTACTGAGCCGCGATGTTCGTCAGGATGCCGCTCACGAAGTAGAACGTACTCGTGGTTCCAGCACCGATTATCACAGCGACGTTAGTTGTCAGACCATTCGCCGGAGCCATCGTGGTAGCCGTCAACGCACCGGCAATCGCCACAGTGGCCTCAGTAATCGTAAGCACCGAACTGGACGTGTTCCTGATTGTCGCGCCCTCGCTGAACAGAATGTCAGCGGTGGATGCCGTACCAATCTGGCTCATGTCAATTCCATACTCAACAGACGAACCATCGCTGCCAAGTTTCAATACGGCAACTTCGGTTTCGGTTCCATCGGCAACCGCTTCGATTGTCAGACCGTCCATCTGTCCGACCACACCGCCTGAGTAGTTTTTAACCTTGATGTATCCGCCCCGCAGGTTGTAAGCCGCATCATTGGTCAGGCGATTAAGACAACGGAAGTCAACCCCCGTGTCATAGTTGCCGTCCCAGTTAGCCGTCGCGGGGATCGTACGTCCAAAACCAGCCATCAACCCGTAGCTCGACTGATTCGTCACGCCAAATCCAAACGCATTCGTTCCGGTAATGTCACCAATGGTCACAAGACTCGTGCGGCTGACGCCAGCGCGAGTCGAAGAGGCCAGGGGCTGAATGTTGACAGACGTACGCGACGTGGTGCTTGTAGCAACGCCAGCAATGGTAGACCCACCCGTCAACGTCACGGCGCTCACTGAGGGCGTGGACGAATCAAGGTTGATTTGCGTTGCGTAAGCCTCCAGGGTTTCGATGAGACGTTCACGATAAATGTCTCCCCAAGGAACGTTCCATTTCGCCGTGTTGGTTACGGAACTCCCGTAACTCACGGACGCCGCCATAAACGCGACGGCTACGAGTGATAAAATTCTTTTCATTGATCAAATACCCCCTTTGAACGACTTGGTTTTCAGCGCCCGCATAATAATGACATCAGGCGTAAGCGGGCTCTTGGTCTTTTTGTAGTGTTCGTCCTGCAAACGCGAAATCTCGCTCTGAGAGAACAATCCCATCAGCAACTTGACTCCGCGGCGCGAGGCCACACCGCGTTCGCCGGTGTACACCATATCGTTCAGGAACTTATTGAACTTCGCCTGGTCGCTCTCGACCTCGAACGGAGTGTCAATGATCTCCCGAATGTCATGGATACGCGCACCGCGAATGGACTTAGCAACCTGGCTGCTTTCCTCGGCGAGAAAAACGTGATCTTTGAAAATCACGTTTTTCCCCGAAGATTGAGCAACCTGGTGACGTTCCTTCATGGACCAAAAGCGCACCAACGACGGCCCTGTGGCTTCGGCATTCTTGGGAGCCTGCGTTTTCGCGCCGGGCTGTGTTCCTTTGGTGTCCTCATTCACAACGCTGTCGTCTTTCTTAGCCATGATGAATTACTCCTTTAGGCTGCCTGTTTTACCGATTGATGAGTTCCTTGGTGCCGCCGCGGATGACGCCCATCGTGGTATCGTCGAACACGTTGAGAGCCCACGACGCAAAGAACGCATGTTTGACCTTCAAAACTTCCGCGTTGCTCTGAAGGTTCATAAACCACTGCGGGCCAAGGCCGCGGTACTGACCGCCGCCCAGGTTGTTGTTGTCCAACAGGAATCCCCAGTCGCTCAAGCCGGCCTTCAGACTCCATTTTTCTTCGTGCACCGAAACGCGCTTCCCGCTGTCCGTGGTGATGTCGAAGGTTAAGGAGCCCAGGTCCGGGCTGAAATACGTGGTCTTGCCTTCCGGGTTGAGTTCAATCCGGCCGGCCGTCCGGGCGGTATTGAGCATGTCGCGGAACAACTCCGAACCGGCGAACAAATCCTTGCGAACCGCGCTGAGTTGCGACTCAAACGTAGGCTCGAAGAAATCGTTGAAGTTCGGCCAGGTCGCGTTGTGGCCAAGGGTGCCGAGGTCCAGCGTGTGCTTCTGCAACTGGAACATCAAGCCGGCGCCGACATACACCTGTTTCTCGTCGGTATCGTACCAGGTGGTGCGATTGGCGAACAACAGGGAAGTCTGCATGGCTTGCAGGAACTGGAACTTGATGTTCTCCATTTCCTTCGGCAGCGTGCCAAAGTTGGAGGTCATCGCCGAGTTCAGTTGCATCTTGGACATGGCGAAATACAGACCGGCCATCGTGATGAAGTTGTACTGCGGGTCGCCGGGGACCGTGGTAGTTCCTTCACGCGGCTCGGAAAGTTCACCCATGTACGGAGCGCCAGCCAGCACCGTCGCGCCTTCTTCAGCGGCAACCGCAACGCCGCCAAGTTTCACGCGATTCACGGTCAGGTTACACGTAGCGCAACCGGCATCATTAGTCCAACCCGAACTGAAATCGTCATCGACGGCCGTGACCAGAAATTGCTGGCCGCTTTCAGGCAGCACAATGACGTGACCGACACGAACCAGATAGCTGTCTGCGAGTTTGACGTACACGTCGGCAGCGGAAACAGGCGACGCCAGGGTCGTGAAGTTATCCGGCCGGGTATCAATGGAGAACCGCATTATCGGGTTCGACCATTCCCGCGTCGCGCGGGGCAACTTGTTCATAAAGGTGATCAACTGCGCGTCATTTTCGACCTGACGCATACGGACTTCTTCCGGGGAATCTTCCCACAGTTGAACTCTGAACCTGTTGTTCCAATCAAACGAACCAATCTCAGACGGACTGGTTGTTAAAATTACGCCGCTTTTTCGTTCCATTGTAAGGACTCCTTAATGCAAGTTAATGCACCCTGGAATCCTCTTGGTGTTGATCTTCGTCTTGCTGGCTTCCCCCATCAAGCACGGGCGCACCACCATGAGGTCCCGGAGGCACGAAACGGTTTCGCCGTTTCTTGTCGAAGATTCTGTCGAGGATTGATTTATACCCCGACTCGTCCTCTGGTTTCACTGTCTTCTTTGGTGCAGTTTTCCAGGGAGAAGCAGGAATCGCAGGTGCGTCTTTTTGAGCGCGTTGAAAAACTGAAAGCCGAAATTCCGGGTCGTTTTCATATTGATATTTTTCAGCCGGAGTCAAATCGTTGAAGGCGGCTTCAACCAATTTGCGCTGATCAACAGTCAATAATTTTTCGACGTTATCCGGTTCTTCGTCTTCCGCTTTTCCTCCTGGGTTGTTTCCCGATGGCTTCCCGTCCGGTGCTTGTTTCCCAACACTCTTGCCGGCCTTCAGGTCGGCGATCAAAGCTGTGATTTCGGTGAGACCGTTCTTGGCTTCGTCCAGCGCCGTTTTCAAAGCGTCGCCGATTTTACGAATGCCGCCCACTTCATTGGACCATTCGTTGAATTTCTTTTCGGCATTGGCTACACGTTCATCTGCTTTGCGTTTTTCTTCAGCGAGACGCACGATCTCCGCGTCATCCTTTTCCTTCTGAATTTGCTCGGCAGTTTTTTCGCCAGCCATAATGAGCCTCCGTTCGCGGGGTTGGTTTCTCTATCTACTTATGCTTTTAATCAAATTATCGAATCTTGTCAATGAGAAAATAAAAAAATCTTTACCTGGTCGGAGGACCCTCGTGTTTCTTGTCTTCGATGGCCGCCGCAACGGCCTCTTGGCGCAGTCCGAGAAGACGTTGCACACGGGATGCCGACGTGAGGTTTTCGAGTTCTTCGCTGAGTTGCTGTTCTCGCCCCTGCAATTTATGGAGCATCATCAACTGCTCCTCGAAGGGACCTTTGATGCCGGCATATTTTCGGCGGATGGCATCGAGATCGGCGGTCAGTCGCTTCACGAGTTTCTGTCCGGGCATACTATTGGCTAACGCGGCATTATCGGCGGCGCCGCGAAGACCCTCCTCGATCTCCTGCCTCACAGCGTCAAGATCATCGAGTGATTTGCCGTAGAATTCCGATCTGTCGATTGAATTTTTCTTCATGCCGGGACTCCTGTGGGTATTGCTTCAGCGGGTGCCGCGGTCGCGCCGGCGCCGGGAGCCCCTGCGGGTTGCTGGCCGGCAATGCGAGCGGCGCGTTCTCTCATTGTAAGTTGCTGAGTCTGTTCTTGAATGGCCTGGATTTCTTCCGGCGACTTGAGTTGGCGTTCGGCTTCTTCAGGACTACTGCACAGCATGTCTTCCGAAACAACATCGTGCCGGAAATATGGCGACGCAATCTTGCGGTCGTACACCGCTAAGGAAGTCTGACTTTCCATCGCGCCGAATCTTTTTTTCTCACCGAGGTCCAGCGACAACTCATAACCATGCACCAGATCGTCCTCGGTTACATTGATGTCCGTGATTTCCTCTTTGCGCGTAGTCTTGTTGAGACGGCGTTGGTGAATCGTGACGCCCTGTTGGTCCACGTTCGACTGCAAGAAAATCATGGCGTTGTTTATCAGACTTTCAACGAACGTCATCTCCAAGATGGTCCACTGCAAACGCGCCATGCCTTCCGTGGTCCCCAGCAATTCGGTGAAAGCCTGGCCGCCGCCGCGTGTGAAATTCTTTTCCATGAAATCGCGTTGGCCGGTGATGCGATTGCCGATCTGATTGACGTACTCGTAGAACGTCATCGCCGTGGCATCGACTTTTGGGCCGTCCATGTATGCGGCTCCCATGCGCGCGTCCGGGGCATTCGTCCTGATCTTGTCGTCTGGACCGAAGGAAGGTTCCTTGTCGAAGAACTCTTGATTGTAGATCAACGGGCGTTTCAGTTGCTTGGTGAGAATATCAAGGAACAGGTTGATGATGATGTTTTTGGTCCATCCGATTTTCTGGAAGGCTTCCGGCGTGCTCATCGGATAAAACCGCGTGCTGTCCATCCACGCCGAAGCTTTGATCAACGGACAGCGCATCGTCTGGAACAAATCGATCTTGTCGTAGATGATCGTCGTGCCGTTGGCAATCCACAGATGCCGGCGTTTGTAATTATCGTAACACTTCAACATGGGTACGCGGCAAGGCACCTGTTCGTCGTCCGGCTTGTTGGACTTCGGCGAAACTCCCGCCATTTTCTTCACCAAAGTCTCGATGGTAGTTTCGGAAGTGAACCCGGTGCTGCGCGCCTCCTCAATGATTGCGTCCACGTTGCCGAGCATTTCGGGTTTCTCGCCGTCGAGCACCGAGTCGTCGTACATATCCCGAAGTTGGTCTTCATTGTAACTGTCGAACAGATACGCAACGCTCACAGGATTGCCGCCGCTATCACCGTTGAAATTCGAGCCGTCGGGTGTCACCACGATCTGTCCGGGAGTGACGTAGCGTACCCGATAATCCTGGCGGGCTTCGCCGATTGCCATTGTGCGCGTGGTGCGCCCCTTGGAACTCAACTGAAAACTGGTAGGTGGCGATGTGTAGAAAGGTTCGACGATACCAAAACCAACACTGCACTTGAACACGTCGTTGACGATGGGAATGGAATTTCGATGGGCCTTCATCCGGTACATCACCAGATCGTGAAGTGCAAGTTCGGATTTCTTGATCTGATCGATAGTGATGCCTGGCTCTGTGGCGTGCAGACGGATGCGATTCGCGGGAGAGAAGATGCCGTCAAGGGCAATCGGCACGGCTTTAGATGTGGCTTCAAAAAAGGCGGCAATGGGAATCTTGGAAGTCGTGGGCCATGCGGAATCGAGAGAAACATTATCGTACGATTGTTGCAAACTCACAATACGCGCAGTGTCTTTACTTGATTTTTTGAATGCCCATGAAAAAATCTTCATGTATTTTTCAACATCAAGATTCTGGTTTCCTGATTTATTAGTCTTCCCGCCTTTAACTGTTTTGGCCATAAACCACCTCCGTTACCCTGCCGCAAGAAATTTGCTTTTAGATATTTTAAGACAGGTTTCTTTAGAATGATGTTTCCCATAGAAAGGATGTTTTGCCCCAACCTTGCCGTACATAGGATTTTTGTCGCCCATCTTACCTTCGGAAAGTTTGCGGCGATGTTCTTCGGAAGGTGAACCAAGCGTGATTCCTTTTTTTGACCTCGAAATCTTACGTCGAGTTTTTCTTAAAACCTTATGACCCTCTTTTGCTTTAGATATATTGCGGCAGTATTCCGCAGAACGCGGAGAACGCTTGATTCCTATTTTTGCTTTTGACATCTTGCGACGAGATTCATCAGAAAAATACTTATCCCTTGCTCCGCCCCCGGTCAGGTTGTACCCGAATTCTTGATGATTGCTTTTGTAAAATGCAACCCAAGATTTTTCTCTAACATCCAGCATATTGTCAGGAACGATCTCTAAGACACGATATTCAAAATTGTCTTCTCCGTACTCGATAAATTCCGATTGCAAACGTTCGTTTTGATGTTTAGCGGAGCGCAACAGTCGGAGGTGAATGCGTTTTCTTTGAGGCATATTAACAGATTGTCCAACGTACCACTTCCCATTTATGACATTGAAAAATCCGTATATACCACAATAATTTATATTAGTCTTCATCTGATTCAGCAATTACATCCTCGCCGCAAAATTGTCAAGACAATTCACCTTAGACTTGATTGTCCCTCGCCAAGATATACCGGCGGCTTCTCTGGTTTCGTGCGTTCCGCCACAAGTTCTCCGAAACGATGTTGGTCCGGGCGCCGAATCTCGGCGCGGCATCTGATCTGTTCCGGGTTATGTTTCCAAACGTACAAACCCTGGCCGTAACAAATCGCCGTGTCCAACGAACCATCCGTCGGATGGTCCGGGCGTAGTTTCCCGTTTTTAGTAGCCAGGATACAGGCCGCGAGTTCTTTGAGCAACGGCACGTCGCGGATTTCCGGGATGTCCAGAATATCATACTCGCTCAAGACCTCCGTGATGCTGTCGAAGATCGCGGGCCGCGTGGCCACGTTCGTGTCGAATCCTTTGACGGTACGATATTTTCTGGTGGACCAGCGTTCGGATGGTTGGTTGTACCAATACGGATAATCGTCGAGTTCAGCATAGAATATCGCGTTAAAACTTCCGCGCGTAGGACCCTCGGCGCATAGCAATGCGTTGTTGAAATATCGTAGAGCCCACGAGCATACGCGCGCAAAGTACACGGTCTTCAATGTCGAACGCAAAGACGCCACGATCTGTGGAAACATCTCGTCGCCCACCGGCGGCCGCATGACCAGCGACGCCAACACGTCGCCGGATTCTATCGGAACATCACTGCCCTCCGAACTGTCGGCCATCAGAAAGTACGCCGTATCATCCTTGCGTTTTTCATAGATGCGCCACACATCCTGTTGATTTTCAACCGTGGCTTTTGTCTCCAGGAGAATATCAACCGAGAACAATCCGGGTTTCTCGTGATCGGGCCGCGAGTACATACCGTCGTATTCCTCGAAAGCGCGGAAACGACCGAGTTCAAACGGAATCTTGTTTGCGCGAATCCAGGCGTTAATCTTCGTGCGGTCGAAATAAGGTTTGCCTTTGAGTTCGGTGTGCAACCCCCAAATGCGGGCACCGATTTCGTGGACGGGATACAGTGAGCGCCGATGGTCGATGGTCTCTTTATCCATGTAGGGCGAATCGTAGATCGTCGCATGGAAAACCTGATTCTTCCGTTTATCCTTTTTGGGATTGAAGATCAACCCCTTAGTGTACGTGATGCCAAGATACGGAGTCTCGGACAAACTAAAATACTTGCAACGAGTAACCGCGGCCGTCACGCAGGCCTGGTCCGGCGGTTCCTCATCGAAGAATACCGCCCAAATTCCGATGGCCTCCTTGCCGGCAGCCTCGAACTTTCTGAACCCGGACTCATAGGAAATCAACGCTACGCGCATTCGGCGGACACCAAATACGACGTTCTCGGATTTCATGTAACCATTGTACCCGCGTTTGCGGTCGATAAACTCCTTCGGGAAAACATCGTCGTCCTCCTCGTTCTCGAACGCCGGCCACCAACGTTCCGTCAATGCGCGTTGTGTGCAGCCAATCCACAACGTCTCCCCTGGTTTGGGAATCTTCTCGTCAGGGTAGATGCCCGCGCCGACGATGTAACCGCAATCCCATTCCTCCCATCCTTCGGGGCGTTGAGCGTTGATGTCGTGATCGATGAAGGCGCCGCTGCGAATATCGAAACGGCCGAACCGGGCAATGTTCTCTTTGCTGATCTTGCGTTTGAACCCGGTCTTGACCCCTTTCTCCACACGCATCGAGATGGGTTTTTCGCCGGAAACCATGATGGCGAGTTCTACGAGATCGATGCAGGTCTTACCGTTACGCGAGCCGGCGATTACCGTGCGGAAGGGAGCGGTGGAAAGGAGGAAACCTGTCTGGAATCTGTGAGGGTCGGCGCCGATGTGCGTCAGCATTTCATCGGTATAGAGGTCAATCCCGTCTTTACGGGCTTGTTCAAGCACCCATTCCGGGCGTTTGCCCACGTCGTAGGGTTCAAAAAGGTAAAACGGATTTTCATCGACAACGCCATTGGTCTTTTTGTCGAGGAACTCCGCGATCTTGGAATGCGCTGATTGGTCCTGCATTGATCTCCGATCATCTACTCGGCCGCCATCCCATCCTTCTCATGGTTCCCCAAATGTAACGGCGCGCCCGTTTCGACGTTGTGCTGTGAAATTTGCGGCGGGCCGCCCTTTTCAACGCTCGTTCCATTGCTATCGGCATTTGAACCTCCCCGGAGACCTCGCGGCCGCCGGCCCTATGTAGGTTTTCTGATTCTGATTGCTTTTATGACTGAAGATCAGAACCTGACGCGCTTCGCGTATCGATCTATTATATTCTTCTTAGAATATAATAGGAGATTACCTTAGTACACTCAATCCTTAGTAGTGTCGGTTTTACCGCTTACGGCTTTTCAGGAAGCGGTGGAAGGAGACTCGATGGCCGTGTAGTCGTAACCATTCATACGGCCGTTCTTGTCTTGGAGCTTTTTTCGTTTGATATAACCGCGTTTTTCAAGTTCCCGTAGAATAGAGTACACTTGGTCGCGTCCGCCTGATTTGCGTTTTACCAGATCGGAAACATTGATATTCCAATTATCAGGAAGTCCTATTAGATACGCATGAAGCCCCGTGGCTTTCCAAGAGAGCTTTTTGTCGTTTAGGCAAGTTTTGTCGAGCATGACATAGTTGCCTTCGTGCTTCTTGATATGGATTACGCTCATCACGGACCTCCTGGGTTTGAAGTGGATGTTTTTCGATTCGGGTTGTATCACCCAAACCGGCGGATGTCAAGGAATTATCGGTGGGGTCCGATTGTGAATGTATGATGCCCGATGACGATCATAATAAACGGCATCCAGTTCTCGATCAAGATTGCGGCACCTATTCCGGGGCACAGAAATGTAGAGATGTGGGTGAACCACTTGAGTTTCGGGTTCGTCGAACGCAGAATGTTTTTGTCGCTCATGGCGCTCCTTTGTCTTCAAACGTATCTCCGGGACGATAATCCCGCTTCTGTTTGGCTTTGATCTCTATTTTAACGAACCTGCGCGCGGCAGCAGAGATGCCCTTGGGAATCGGACAGTCATCGCAGTCGCAATCGTCATGGCAGAAGAACCTGCAAAAACAATGACGCGCAATCTGCTTTTTGGTTAGCCAACGAGGTTTTTTATTCATTTTCTTTTCTTTCTTGGGGTGAAGGTTTTAACGCCCACGTGCCATATCTTCGACTTGGGAATGCGATGATGGCAACGGTATTCGGTCAACCACCAACTCACCTTCGGATTGTTGGCGCCGCTGCATGTTTCGTAAGGCGCTACCACATCGGACCATACGCACCACAAATCCCATCCGCCCTTCTTGCCACTGTGCGTCGCCGACAATGCCCAGGCCACGGTCGGGAAACGACAGAAGCAAACATGCGGCGGCCGCCAATCCCCGCTTACCGAAATCTTGCGAGGACATAGACCGTCGCGGAGAATTCCCTTGCGCCGCGAAACCGGCGACCAGTGATAGAGCATGAACGGCCTCATTTACGCTTCTCTCCTGCACAGCACTCCTTGTATTTCAACCCACTGCCGCACGGACACCTTCTCGCTTCCTTTCGTTCATCGTCCGTCAAAAAAGGACTTGACGGATTTATTCCCGGAACTTCCAGCGATGCCGTCCTTTCTTCTATCTCGACTCGTTCTCGCGCGACGGCGTTCTTTATGAATTGAGGAATTTTATAGAACCCGTCGTGCCGTTTTTTGCACATACGTCTTACCGATAGACGGCACAGTTCTTTCTTGCACGATGGGTTGCGGCAAACTTTACGGGTATTTGTCCTGCTCGTATCCTCGAATATTTTATTACACACCACGCACCTTTTGTGACGACTTTTTGCGGCAGGAATTCCCATTTCATTTCCTCCGACGACCTTGTTTTGGTTGCGGGATTTCACGCAAGTCACGCATCATTGCTGACTGAAAATCCTTCATAGGCATTTCTCCGGCAAGCATTTTCCGGCAGTTGCGTTCCAAAGCTTGAATAATGGACCAAAACCAAGTTTTAACCTCATCTATAGCCACATAGTCCTGCTCGGTGATGACGTACTGGTCGCGGGATAGACGGCTGATTGAATTCGTCAACTTCGTCAGACAGGAGACTTTCACGTCGTCAGTCATCGGCGCGGCGCCGTGCGCGGTCTTCATGCGGAGTTGTTTGGCCGGGTCGGCTTCACGCCAGAATTGCTCAAACTCTTGAATGTGCGTACGCAGCAGGACCAGATCGTCGCGCAGACTGATGACGTTGCCGCTGGCCTCGGCCTGGCGCCGGATGTCTTCGATGTAGGCGGAGTCCGATTTGTACTTGATCGGGTCCAGCGGGTAGCCCTGACGGAGAGCGATGGTTTGTGCTTTTGCCATTGGTCGTGCCGCGTCTATGTCGTGATAGTAACAATATCCCACGCCGTAATGCGTTGTACCCCAACCGGCGACACGTTCGCAACGACACAGGTTGCAGACGTGATTCTTCTGTGTGCCACTGTGCGTGAAATCGCCGCGTTTCTCGAACAACTTAACCTTGGCGTGAACTTTTCCCCGGCAACGCAAGAACGGTTCATTCGCCTCCATGCCCAAGGAATTTTTGATCTTGGTCTTTTCGGCGCGTCCGGGAATAGGCGATCTCGGCACTCGTTGCCTCGCAAGATTCCATCTGGTTTTCCGGTAAGGCACATTACTCCTCGAAGGCTTTGAGAGCATCGGACGCGGTTGCGGCGATGGCGACGACCTCATTCATCTTGGCCGGCCGTTCCTTGAATTCCGTCTTGTCGAAGTCCGGGCTCTCCTGGGCGAGTTTGAGAATCGACTTCAACGCCAGTTCGTAGGTCTCGGCGCGGTTGGGTTTCTGGCTTTTCTGTTTGTCCTTGATGAGCGCGCGCAATTGAGCCGCCGAGAGCCGTTGTTCAATGGCCAGTTTCAGAAACTTCTTCTGATCGGCTTGTTGGAGCGCGGCGACTTCCTGATGATGCCAGAAGGTCAGTTCCTTGCGGCGGACATTCGGTGCCACGTGTTCGGCCACGTAGCAGATGTTCCTGAGCGTATTGTACTCGTAATCCGTCGAGTCGATCAACTGGGCGTACTTCTCGCCGTAGGCCCGTTCGGCGAAAACCAACAGATCGCCAATCCACCATTTCACGCAGTTCTGCAATCCCTGCATGGCGACCATCATTCGTTCGGCGGCCTCGAACGAAGTCCCGTCCGGGACGAGCAATGAGGTCTCATCGAGTTTCGCCTTGACGCCGAGTTCGTGGGTTGAGAACACCTTGAGGGCCAGGGACTTTTCGGACATAACGGACTCCTTTCGTTAGGGTTGTAGTTGCAGTTCGCGGTCAAAATTCTGCGCGGTCTTGGATTGGGGCGCCACGGCGCGGGCGATGAAGCCGACGATCAGGAACTCCGGCGGGACATGCGCGACCTTGGCGGTCTCCTCGATCTCCTGGACCACGCGCTCGTCGTCAATTTGAACAGAGTAGGTTTTCATGGTTTCTTCTTCTCGTCATCCGGCTGAATTCCCAGGGCCTGTTTCAGTAGAAACGAAGCCATCCAACTCCGGCTGCGTTCGATGTCCTTGGCCTTGGCGTCCAGGGTGTCGATGATCTTGGGGTCCAGCCAGAGCGTGACCCCTCGGCAACCGGCCTTCTCGTCTGGTTTCTCATCCATGCTATTAGGGTCTCATAGGGGCTAATAGGTTGTCAAGGGAAATCGGCCGATTTTTTGGCCGGCGGGGAAACTCTGAATATGCGAATTGCTAATCCTGAAAAAGCAAAGAAACAAGCCCGTGAGTGGAGGCTGGCTCACCCCGAACAGGCGAATGGTCATGCACGAAAATGGCAGCGCGACCATCTTGAAAACGGGAAGATAAGACAGGCGCGTCGTCGCGCCAGGAAGTTTAGAGCCAAGGGGCATGGTTACGCTACCGACCAGCATGTCGCCTGGCGCTTTGAAATGTGGGGCGGAAGGTGTTACGCCTGCGGGGAAAAGGCAACTGACATCGACCACGTGATTCCGCTGGCCAAAGGCGGGGCGCACTTCCCCGCCAATATACGGCCGATCTGTAAGCGATGCAACAGCCGCAAGGGCGCAATGCCCTTGCGTGCGTTTATGTCAAAACGCCAGCAAAAATGAGGTATGTCCACCGGCCGGACACCCGGCGTAAGGCGCCCGTTTTTACCCCCGCCGCGCACCCCCGCGTTCGGCGACGATTTTTTCAGGTTAAAGCTGGCAAACTTGAGTTGAGTCAATGGTGACGGCCTTGTTGGTACTTTGGCCAAGAGATGTTTTACAAAGTTCATGGAGTGGGGCGAGAAGGGATAGTCCCCTGTTCCTACGGCGCCGGGGAGGGGGCATGGCCTTGGGGGCTCCCCTACCCCTTCAAACTTGGCTTGCTTTGGCTTGCCAAGGACACACAACAGCAACACACAAGTCCAGGCAAGGCAATGGTTTGCGTAAAAGTTAGAGAGGGCTACCCCCTGCAAGTTTGGCTTATGTCTCATGTTGTATGGCTGTAAGTCTCTATCCTTGCTTATTGTTTGGGTTGCTGCTGCTTGCCGGTGTCTTAATGCGTGCGCCTGCACGTTGCCGGGCGCGTGTATGCTATATGCGATAATTCGCATATCAGCAGGACGCGGCGCACTGATTGCCTGCCGGAAAATAAACGCATTATATGCTTGCATTGCGTTAGAGTTATGTTAGACTATTCTTGACGGTAAAGAAGCGTTCTTTGACATAAGCCAGCGCAATGCCTGACAGGCGGACAATGCAGACAGGCAACGCGCTAATAATCTCATGCTTGCCGGTGTCTAATCGAAAGCATAAAACCATGAAGACAACCGACAAAGCAAAGCAGAAGACAGCAGACAAGAAACCCATCAGCAAAAACTTACAGGCCGCCATAACCGGCCTGTTCGAGTTATACGGCCATTGCGCCGTTCTGCTGGGCACGGGTAAAAAAGCGGCGCTTGATCGCGTGCGCTCTTACGTTCACGGCAACCGTGAGCGTTGGCAAGAAGTGGCAACCGGCCTGAAGGACCATATCCGCTATGCGGACATGAAGCCGGATGACAAGCAACGCGCTTCCAACAATTTGCGCTATTTGCGCTCGATTGTTGGCGTTGCGGCACGCCCGACCACCAAACGCGGCAAGAAACCGGAACATGCGGGCAAGTCCCCGATTGATACGCAGGATATTGCGAACCGTGACGGGCGCGTTATCTTGCCGGAAACCGGGAAGACGCAGAACGAACGCTATGCCCTTATCGGGCAAGTTCTGACCGCGCTTGACAATGCCTTGGGCACAAGCCGGGCCGAAACGGTAGAGTTAATCTTGTTGGCAACGCAACAGCGCGGTGCCCGCAAGGCGGCGTAAGCAAGGCAGAAAACGACAGCAACCATAAACTGCTGGTAGGCATGAGAACGGCTTACAGAAACCCAGGCGGGGAAACTTGCCTGGGTTTTTTGTTGCCCGCTTATGCGAAAATTCGCATATCACCCGGTTGCCGTATGTTGTGAATAATTGTAATGCCCGCTTGGCTAAACATTGTCAAGTGTACTTGACAAGTGAATGAATGATAGAATTATGTGTTGACTTATCTAATGGATTATGTTAGACTATTGTTATGTTTGAATTAGATACGTTCATTGACATACAGTAATTAAATATCTGGCTTACGGCTTCCCGCAATCCACGAAACGGAAACCGATTACATAGGCTGGCGCGGCAAGGTTAAAAAAGTGTGCCGTGTGATTATCCGGTCATGGCATGGCGTCCATGAACGGAACACCCCACAGGATACAGGCCCGGCGTCTCTTGTTGTCATGTCCCGGCTGAGATAAGCTGTTGAATGACGGCAACGGATACCGACAGCGGATTGTCCGGGCTTCAGATCATTGTGCTATAAGCAGGAAAGTGTCTATGCTTGCGAATTGCAATGATATGCGAATTTTCGCATATCCTCTTGTTCGCAACGCTGGCCGCAAAACGGTGCCCGATAATATCTGGCTGAACCGAAGGCCGACTTAATAGCTTTCCAATCTGCGCCAAGGAATGCGCTCGCTATAGAAGACACCCGCAAAGCAATCCACGACACCGGGAAAAAATCAATATGCGAATTTTCGCATATCACCGCCGGAATACAGGCGATAGCTTTGCGGGGCTTGTCCGGGAATATATTGTTCCCGCTGATGATGGGCACAGAATGCCCGAAACAAGAAGGTAAAACCATGAATGTAGAGATTAAAGGCAAGCAGTTGGTTGTCACCATTGACATGCAGGAACCGGCGCCCAGCGCGT